GGGGAGATAATGACAATTAAAAAACAGTTAAAGAAACCTTTCCGGTTGCTAACGGATGGGAGACTATTACCGTATGCCATGATTGTGGAAATGAACTTTAAGCCAACCAAGCTTTCCTTTTTAGCCACATGACGAAATTTGATGAAAAGTAATTGGAATAATCGAGGTGAGGTTAAATGAAAATCACCAAAGAGCTTTTAAAACACATAAATGATGGGGACTTCCACACAAAAATTAGTAATGTAGAGTATTCAACTAATTTAAGGGAAATAGTCACAATCGGCTATATGTTGGAACATAGTCAATCATTACATGAAGGGAGGTGAAGAAGAATGAACGCGGCAGAAGCTAGAAAGATTTCTAAAGGTAATGAACCTAATCTAATTAGTCAATGTGCTGACAATATTATAAAACTCACCAAAATACAAATACAGACAGCTGCAAAAGAAGGTCATTATTCCGTTGGTGCTAGGTACGAAATACCTTGGAATATCAAAGAAAAGGTCATCCCACAAGTAGTTTTATATTTTGAGTGTTTAGGATACGAAGTTGAACACAAACAACTTACAGAAATCGATTTGTTCATAATCAAATGGTGAAAGGGAGTGTAACCTTGAACGATATTGAACATCCTGGAATTAGCAAGATTAATAGAACAGGAGAAACAACTTTACATTCACAACCAGAGCATTGGGGTTCAGATTATTTTGGGGATGAAATATTTTTTGGTGATGAAATTGTAGAAATTCACGAGGAAATTGTTCTGAAAGAGAACCTAGAACGTTTCTTGGCGGAAGTGTTAGGACTCTCTTTCAAAACAGCTTTGTAAATTATTCCTACATACATCTTAGAACAATCATTATTAGAAAATCAATACATTTATGAGGAGGATACAAATGAATCAATTACAGGTAGCTGAATTAGATGATTTAGGTGTGGAGGTAACCACAGTTGAGGAACAAGAGGAATTAAAACAACGATTCCAAATTACCAATATTGAAAGTCTTAACTGGGCATTCAGAAAAGTTTCTGCTTTGCAATCTAAGGCAAAGGAAATTGAAACATTGGCAGCCGCCGAAAAACAACGTATTGATCAGTGGGCAGTTTCGGAATTAAAACCAATCGAAAATAGCCTGGACTTTTTCAAACAATTAATTACGGAGTATCATTCCAAACAGCTTGAGGCGGATCCAAAAGCTAAAACAATCAGTACACCATATGGTAAATCAAAAACTCGAAAAACAAGTGCTCAACCTGAAAAGGCTAATGAAGAAGATATTCTCCAATATGTCTTTGAAAACAATCTTGATGAATTTGTAAAAAGCAGCGTGAAATGGGTGGACCTTAAAAAGACATTAAAAATTGTGGAAATCAGTGGTGAAAAGGTTGTAGTGGATGAGAATGGACAAATTGTTCCGGGAGTCACAGTGAAGCCGGAATCAATCTCCTATAGTGTGGAGGTGTAAAGGTGGAAATTACAAATGGCTCTCAGATAACCAAAAGTAAAAAAGCTAAAATCATCATCTACTCTAAACCAGGTGATGGAAAAACAACCGTAGCTGGTAAGCTTCCGGGTAAAACATTAGTCTTTGATATCGACGGCACTAGCCAGGTGCTTGAGGGATATTCAAATGTAGATGTAGCAAAAATTAATGGAGAGGATCCACATGGAAGCATTTTAGAATTTTTCGCTCATGCAAAAGCGAATATCGCCAACTATGACAATATCTTCGTGGACAATCTTACACATTACCAAAAACTTTGGTTAATGCATAAAGGTGAAAGTACTAAAAGTGGTATGCCTGAATGGAAAGATTATGCTCTGTTCGATAATCACTTATTAAAGTTAATCGAAACTTTTAATTCTCTCGATGCAAATGTGATTTATACAGCTTGGGAAACAACTAGGAGCATTATTCATGATGATGGTCAACAATACAATCAATTTGTTCCAGACATTCGAGATAAAATCGTAAATCACGTCATGGGAATTGTTCATGTTGTAGCAAGATTAGTAAGAAAAGCTGACGGTACTAGAGGTTTTATGCTTGAAGGTAACCAAAGTGTCTATGCAAAAAATCATTTAGATCAACGTAAGGGTTGCGTTCAAGAAGAATTATTAGTGTCATCAACAAATTAAAATCAATTGGGGGAAATAGAAAATGTCATTCTTTAAATTTGATGAAGAAAATGCAAGTGCAGGATTTGAATTAGTAGCAGAAGGTAAATATGAAGCTGTAATTGTGAATGCAGAAGCTGGTAAAACACAAGCCGGTAAACCTAAATTATCAGTAGACTTCGAGATTCGTAGTGATGTACCGCAAAATCATCAAGGTGCAAAGGTACTCTATAACACATTTACATTTGAACATGAAGTATCAGTAAGGATTGTCAACTCATTATTAAAAGCTTGTGGCTTCCCTAATGGCCATCCATTTAACTCTCCAGAGGATATGGCTAAACAACTTATCAATAAAAATTTAAAAATCACGGTTAAGCATGAAGAATATGAAAAAGTGGTAGATGGTGAAAAACAAAAACGTGTTGCTGCCAAGGCAAAATATTATGATGTTTCCGATGTAAAACCAATAATGCAGCCAGGCGGAATTACAATCAGTGATGATGATATCCCGTTCTAAGAAAATTAAATAGAGAAGTTGGTATATTACTAGCTTCTCTTTTTTATACCCTAAATAGCGAAATTCTAATTTATTGGAGGGCAAGATGAAAGAAAATCCATACAATTTTAACGAAATCCCTGCCGAATTAAAAGCCCTTCCTCAATGGATTTTGTGGAGATCGGAAAAGCGAAATAACAAGCCAACAAAGGTGCCATATCAAGTGAATGGAGAAATGGCTCAGGCAAACAATAGACGTACCTGGTCGACATTTGCAACAGCAGTCAAATTCTATTTAGAAGGCGATTATGACGGCATAGGTTTCGTATTTAGCAGACAGGATAACTATATCGGAATAGATATTGATAAATGTGTTGTAGATGAAAAACCAAATGCATTTGCAACGGAAATTATCGACACATTAGACAGTTACACAGAATTTTCTCCTTCCGGAAAAGGTATTCACATCATCATAAAAGGGAACCTTCCACAATCTGTTTTAGGGACTGGAAGAAAAAACACCAAACATGGATTGGAAATATACTCATACGGACGATATTTCAGTTTTACAGGAAATCGAGAAAATTCTAATGATGTTTATGATCGGACAGATGAACTAGCAGAAGTATTTGAAAAGTATTTTGATGATAGCGATATTCAAGGCCGAGTAAATCTAGCAGAATTTGAAAAAGATGAAATCAAAATTTCAAATGAAGCTTTATGGGAAAGGATGTTTCGTTCTAAAAATGGTGATGAAATTCGCTCATTATACAACGGAAATCTAATTAACAATGACCATTCAGCAAGTGATTTAGCTCTATGTAACCATCTAGCATTTTGGACAGGAAAATCAGCAACTAGAATGGATGCTATGTTTCGTGAATGCGGTCTTATGCGCGATAAATGGGATGTTATCCATTTTAGAGATACAAATGAAACTTATGGGGAAAGGACTATTGCAACTGCTATTTCTTCAACAACTACAACGATTTTAGATAACAAAGAGCAGTTTAATGAATTTTCCTTTGATTTTCTCAGTGCTGCTAATGCAGAAGTTGTGGAAGACAAGCCTAAAAAGAAATTTAGATTAACTGAGCTCGGAAATGCGGAACGTATCGCTTATGAATATGGGCATGTAATCAAATATGTATCTGACATAGGTTGGTTAATATGGGACGGCAAACGCTGGAAAATAGACACCAAGAAGGAAATTGAGCGTATCACTGCAAAAGTGCTTCGCGGTCTTTATAAGTCAGAAGATGAAGCAGAAACAAAATGGGCACGGATGTGCGAGAGAAGAAATATACGAATGAATAGCATTAAGGACCTTATGCCACTGGTGCCAGGCGAACGCGAAGAGTTTGACCGGCATAAATATTTGTTTAATGTTGAAAATGGAATCGTAGATTTGAAAACAGGGAAGTTGCAACCACATGATCGAGAGCTTGGCCTAACTAAAATAACTCATATCGAATTTGATGAAAATGCAAAATGTCCAACATGGACCGTTTTCTTAGATCAGATTTTCAAAGGTGACAAGGAATTAATTGATTATATGCAAAGACTGATTGGTTACTCATTAACTGGGGATATTTCAGAGCAATCGATGTATTTCTTAGTCGGCGGTGGATCTAATGGAAAATCTACATTCATAAATACAATCAAAAAATTAATGGGCGATTATGGAGCGCAAACAAAATCAGATACGTTCATTAAGAAAAAAGATACCGGTGCTAATAACGATATTGCTAGATTAGTAAATTCAAGATTTGTTTCAGCTGTAGAGTCAGAAGAAGGGGAAAAATTGCAGGAATCACTTGTAAAGACAATTACTGGTGGGGAACCAATCTTAGCTCGATTTTTACGACAAGAGTATTTTGAATTTATTCCAGAATTTAAAGTGTTCTTTACAACAAATCATAAGCCAATTATCGGTGGTGTGGATGATGGTATTTGGAGACGTGTAAAGATTATCCCATTTACTTTAAATCTAAAACCACATGAGCGTGATAAAAAGCTTGAGGAAAAACTTTCTTTTGAACTACCAGGAATCTTGAATTGGGCCATTGAAGGATGCTTGAAATGGCAGCAAGACGGTTTGCACGAGCCAAAAGTAGTGGTGGATGCGACAGGCAATTATAAAGAGGAGATGGATATTTTAGCACCATTTTTAAATGAGATTTGTTATATTGATGAACCTAAAAATGAAGCAATCAAAATCGAAGCAAAAGAATTGTATAACGTATATGACAATTGGTGCTTTAAATCTGGAGAACGTACTTTAGGAAACAGAGCATTTTATAGAATGTTGGAAACAAAAGGATTCGGAAAAATGAAGGGAACCGGAAACAAGACATTTTTGACAGGAATTACCTTAAAGGAGCGAAAGCCAGTTACTAAAGGAGTTACTGAAAACGAGCAAAAAGGCTTTTTTAAGGTCGTTCAGTAACTAAAAGTTACGTTCAGTAACTCCAAGTAATTTAGTGTGAATTCAGTTGTATCAAGGCTTTAAATACTATATTTATATTTTTAGTTATTTTAGTTATTGGGATTTCCAAAGAAATAAAAAATCAAAAATAAAAAAATATATATTATATAGAGTTTTAACAACTTGTCAGCAAAAGGTAACTTCGATAACTTTTCATACTATAAAATTGACTTCAACCTTAGATCCACAAGGGATTAACAATAGTTACTGAAATAAAAAAATAGTTATTTAAAGCCGATTTTTGTTACTGAACAGGCATTTTTGAAAATCTTTAATAACTGCCAAAGGGAGTGGCGGAAAAATGATAGAAAAATTCATTGCAGAAAATATCCAACGAGATATTACAAGCTATGAAACGGTAGATGATTTATATCAAAGATATTTATTGTTTTGTAGATTCTATGAAATAAAGTCTTTAACAAAAACAAAATTCCATAATCAGATTAAATATTTTGCTGTCGGGGCTACTGATAAGAGGAGAAGAAAGGGCAGAGAAAGCAAAGTTTGTAGGTGGGGAGTGAAGTTACTACCATGCAAGTATTAAAAATTCTTAGCTGGATATGGAGATCCGGAGCCGATATCTATCTTGATAAAACTGACGGTCGAATTGCAATAAAAAATCAAAATTTAATACCTAAAGAGGTTATGGAAGCTGCTGAACAAGATTATCAAAAAATCGATAAGTGGTTTAAATCTTGGAAAAATGCAGGCGGAGATAAAGTCACAATTATGAAAATGGTCCATCACTTTTGTGGATGGCAGCATAATGAACAAATTGAAAAATGGTTATGTGCAGAAAATGATTCATTAATGCTATTCAATGATTGGTCGGTAGTTCTTGCTAAAAATGGTTGGAAAGATATTTACGAAGATTATCGTCAATTTGAAAATGATGAATCTAATAAAATGGCTCATGAATTATATGTTCGTGCAGTTAATTTTGCGAAGAAAGGAGCATGAGAATGAAGTTTCGTGTTTGGGATAAAACAAAAAAATGTTGGCTTGATTATGATGAAATATTTATTGATCAAGAAGGAGAAGTTTTTCTAATCGAAGAACGAAATTGGGCTTATCAATCACTTATGCATAAAGAAAATATAACCGATAAGGTTGAAGTCGTTCAATACACAGGTCTTAAAGATAAAAACGATAAAGAGATTTATGAAGGGGATATTGTAAAAACTCATAATCAAAATAATGTTGTTAAGTATGAATATGGGTCGTTTATGATTGTTGGACTTCACGATGATAAATATGAACGTAATTACTCTAGGTTTTATGATTATTTAATAGACTCCACAATTCCAAATGAAGCAGGAAGTAGATTCGATGGAGTTACAACAACTTTAGAAGTAACCGGCAACATCTACGAAAATCCTTCTCTATTGGAGGATTCAAAATGATTCATTTCCATTACTCAGATACGGAATTAAATAAAATCCTTAAAACACTAACTATCGTTATAGATACTCGTGAAAATGTCAATGGCCATATCCTAAATTATTTACGACAAAAAGATGTACCAATAAAAATTCAAAAATTAGATACCGGTGATTATGGCTGCATGATTCCTAAAAATGAAGAGTTAGGAATAGCCCGCGATATCTATTTAGATAGTCGAGTGGAACGTAAAGCCCATATTGATGAAATAACAGGGAATCTGCAAAAAGATACTCAAACGGCCTTTGAAAATGAATTAATCCGTTCAAAGGACATCCCATTTACTTTGATTGTGGAGGACCTGCACGGCTATGAAAAGATGCTTAAAGGTGAGTATCGTTCCAAATATAATCCATTAGCATTACTTGGTCGCCTTAATACTTTTAAAGCAAAATACAATTTTGAAATTGTGTACTTAGACCAAAAATACAGTGGCAATTGGATATACCATCATTTTTATTATCAAGCTAAACATTATTTGAAAACAGGCATTTTTTGATTAAAAAAATACATCATGAATCTACATAAAGAATGAACAATTGAAAGGTTGGTTTTATGGAACAAACTTTATTGCATTTCCAAAAGCATAATGTTTCAGATAAAGCATTGGAAATATTAAAGCAAGTAATGTACAAGCAAGATGATTTTGGGGTTAACAAATATGGTGTTGCTCTGGATCATTCCCATAAATATGATTGGCTGAAAATGCTGCAGGAAGAATTAGCTGACGGTCTTAAATATCTCCAATGTGAAATGGAAAGAAAAGAATATATTATTAATCTCTTAAAAGCTGGATTGCGTTCAGATGAACCAAAGACTTTTATAGAGGTTGCGTTGGAATTATTAACTATGGAGGGGACAGGAAAGTAATTAAAATCAATATAACTTTCCAATTAAAATGCGAAAAAAGAGTGAATATGCCGTTTATAAAGGAGATTCTTTTATTTGCTTGGGTACTATGGAGGAATGTGCTACTTATTTAGGGGTTAAGGTAAGTTCTATAAAGTTTTATTCTTCACGTGCATACAAAAGACGAGGAACAAAAAATAAAGATCCTAATCATTTAATCGTTTTTAAAATTGATGATGATTAAAAACTAAATAATTGGAGGAATGGATAAAATGCGGGCACCAATATTAGATGCTAGTCAGATTCCAGTTTATTTAGAACTGAAAAAACAAAACATCACAGATGAGGATATTGCAAAGGATTATTTTTTCTGTAGTTATATCACTTTATATAATTGGAAAAAGCGAAATAATCTTCAAGTTCCTCATACCAAGAGAGAGAGAAAACTCAATACATCTTATATTCCTCTTTATTGGAAATGGAGAAAAATCGGATTAACGGATAAAGAAATAGCTTATAAATTTGGTGTTAGTATCGGTCTGCTGATTAAATGGAAGGCTGAAAATAATATCTATGTGATTGGTAAAAGAACTAAAAAAATAAAGCCATAAGAATGGATAAAGGAGCAAATAAAATGACAACAGCAAAATTAAATGTTCTTTTCAAGAAAATGCAAAAGGATGATAAGAAGGAAGTATTAATGTTCCATGTTTTGAGTGACGAATTACCGCACGCTGGCGAACTTTTAAAGATGCCAGGTACAATTACCCTTCTAACTGTGGAAGAAAGCAAATCAGAGCCAATTGGAGTCGAATTTGTATCTATCCAAAGGGATAATAAGAAAACGGTTCTTAAATTTAACATGAAACGTGATCATGAAGGAAAAGTAAACAAGCTTTATCCATTCGCCGGTTCCAATGTAACTATTATTCTACAGCCTTCACAAATGTCTATTGATGAATTTTACGAAGAACCACATGAGGGTTTGGAATACAAAGTAAATAATGATGGAACTGCGGATGTAGCTCCTGGTCAACTTGAATTAGTAAAGTAAGATTAATTGCCCTGGGCAAGTCTTGGGGCTCCTGATTATTCCACCGTACAGGAGGGGTCGACGAGTGGGGAGACAATTTATTTTTAAACTTCCAGAGATAGATAGAAAACAAACTCAGGAAAATGTTGAAGCTGCTATTGAGACATATCGAATGTATTTGCTAACTGTTCCAGAGGAAGTCCTACCTAAAGTAACAACATCATTTTCATTAGTTCCTCCTACTTATACAAATGCTTTTCATTCATCTACTGAAGATGCTGCCATTGCAAGAGTTGACGAAGAACGCGCACGTATAGAATATATTGAGAATTTCCGAAAGGCAGTAAATAGGTTAAGTAAAAGAGAACGAGAAGCCTTAATTCTTAGATATTTGGGTGAGGAAGAATTATTTGATTATGAGGTGTACAACCAATTAGGTATGAGTGAATCATATTACCACCAAAAATTTAAACCTAGGATTTTCTATAAATTAGCTTTAGCTTTGAGGATAGAAGTTTATAAGAAAAAGGAGGAAGCTTAGTGGGATATTCCAAAATGGAACAAGAAACGGTTTTAACTTTCGATTATGAACGGAATGTGTGGATGGCATATTCTACAGTCCCTAAGCATATCCGAAAATTAATGGCCATTGGTAATATGGAAATATTAGAATCAGAAGATGATAAACCAATTGCTATCAAAGGAATATTAACTGACAAGCAAGTTTCTATGAAAAAACCTAGAGTCTACACTGAAAAACAAAGAGAGGAATTGCAACAGAGGGGCAAAATACTAGCAAGTAAAAAGGTATAGTTTTTGTAACGAAATCAAACGGAAAATGAAACGAATATAAAATGAGCATTTGGTTTCAAACGTGGTAAATTTATATTATAGAAAATTAATAAGGCGGCATTCATTACTTAAGTAGTGAGTGTCGTTTTCTATTTTTAAAATTTGTAATAAAAGCAGGAAGAAAGTCATCCTTTGTCAAAGTATAGTACGAAGGGTGGTGATTCAATGACCAATGCAAGATTTAAATTCCATTATGTAAGTGGTCAAACTGAAGAACTAGATACTGGTCATAGATATAACAAAGACGCTAGACAAGATTTAGCATTGAAATTTCATCATAATGCAACATGGATATCTGCAGGTGGAAAGCAAATAAATTTAGCCAATGTAATATCTATAGAAGTCATTGGTGATGAAGAAGAAATGAGTTTGAAAGTTAATTTGCAATCAGATTGATTTTATTATAAAGATTTTAATCTCTTATTTTTGTCGAATTGAATTGATGAAAGTGAGGTGATAACGATGGAATTTAAAAAACAACTAATTGAAAAATTAAATGAACGATTTGAAGAGACTTTATTCTTGAACAATATATTTACTAAATTGGCAAATAAACTAGAAATCTTTAAAAACCAATTAGATAAATACACTTATGCTGGTTTAGAAATACTTTACTCATCAGATGATAGTAATGCAAAGCTAACGATTGAAGATGATTTTATTAGTATTGAATATGATTTTGATGACATGCTCATTTATATTATTGCTGATGATATAATTCGTGAAGATTATGAGGATTATGAAGAGGCAAGAGTAATTGATAAAATTGGCTCTTCAGATGATGGGGAAAGCATCTATTGGAAAATTGGAATTGAAAAGGCATTCGATTATTATTTAAAAAAAGCTTTTGAGAATATGTTATAAGACTAAAAGACATCCATTCGGGTGTCTTTTTATTTTGTCAAAGGGGATGTTGGTGTGAAATTAGCTGATCATTTGGATAGCGACACAAGAAGAAAGTTAGAGAAGATGGGGAAGAAAAAGAAACCTCCATCTAAGAAGAAAAAGCGTAAGGGAAAAGTAAAAGAAGAGAAGGTTAATTGGCCGGAAATCATGGGAATGGACCGGGATATTTATAAACGTGTGAATGGAGCNTTATTCCTAAACCATTTAAACTAGGAGAAAAAGTTGGAAAGGATAAACCTTTAAAAACTCAACCTATTACAGACGATATAAACGAAATAGGAAAAACACTGGAAAAACAGATACTTGATTTGGAGGGTAAAATCTCTGATCTTGAGCAAAGTTTAGTAAGTTTAGAGATTAAAAAAAGAGTTAGAGGTTCGGTGTGATTGTTAAATGCTTGAATACAAAACACGAGAACAAAAGCGTAAGTTCTATGACAGTAAAGAATGGAAGCAGCTGCGTGAAGAAGTAAAGAAGCGCGATAATTATGAATGCCAGGAATGCAAACGGCAAGGGAAAGTATTCATCGACACATATGAATACAGTGAGAGTGCAAAACGAAAGAAAATTAAATTGGTTGTTCACCATATTAAAGAACTCGAGAATTATCCAGAACTAGCATTAGAGATTGATAATCTCGAAACCATTTGTGTGGATTGCCATAACAAAGAACATGGAAGAGTATTCGAACGAAAACCAAACAAATGGGAGCATGATGAAAGGTGGTAAAGGTATGAATGCATATGTAAAGCAAATTGTTAAAGCCAGACTTGAATTTTTGGAAATGGAAGAAAGAGAAATTGAAGATAACATCATCATGGTTAATGATATATTGCGTGAGCAAGAAGAAAAATTAAAAAAGATTCGTGAAGAGAAAGCAGCTTTGCAAAATTCATAGTACCCCCCGGGTCAAAAGTTTTGGTATTTTTATCGCTTGGGGCACCGGGGAGGGGGACTCAACTCTCTAAAAATATTAAAAAATAAGTCCTTCACATTAGGGGAGGTACGGGGGGAGGGGGATTATGAGAAAACCGAATTTAAAAAATCTAAAAAAACAGCTTTTAGCACGAATTGATACCGACGATTTACTAGAGGTAAAAAAGGTAAACGATTTAATTCGTCTGCATGAATTAGACGCAGAATGCGATAAAGCCATAGAACGAGATGGAGTTAGTATCATTATTGAAAATGGGTCGCAAAAATTCATAAAGAGTCATCCTAGTTTGAATGAAAAAATGAAAATTAACGCTCAAAAAATCGCATTGGAAAAATCAATTAAGTTTAAATTAAAATCAACAACTACTCCTGCTGCCCCTTCAACTGTGGAAGGCAAACCAAAGCGTGGTAGTTTAATTTGATTAGTTACAGCTATATCGATGAATATATTCGTCAGTGGCGGGATGGCGAAATTATTTTAAATAAAGAGCGAGTTTTGCTCATCGAATGGTTAGAACAAGATATTTTGACGATGCAAGATATCTATTTTGACAGTAAACAGATTGAAAACTTCATTCAGTTTGCTCAGAAATGGTATTTCCCATTGGAACCATTCCAAAAATTTTTAACATGTTTCATTTTCTTGCGTTATAAGGATACGGATGACTTGGTATTTGATGAATTCTTCATTTATATGGCTCGCGGTGCTGGTAAGAATGGTTTTGTTTCAGCACTAGTTAATTATTTTATTAGTGAGCTCCATGGAATTGATTATTATAATGTATCAATTGTGGCTAATAGTGAAAAACAAGCGAAAACATCATTTACAGAAGTTTATAATGCGATTGATGTGAATGATGATTTGAAAGCATACTTCAAACACCAGAAGGCTATTATCGAATCAGTAGATACAAAATCAATTTTTCAGTTTCATACTTCAAATGCTAGTACAAAAGACGGTTTGCGTGATGGGTGTGTTATTTACGATGAAGTGCATGAATATGAAAATAATGAAGTAGTAGACGTATTCTCGGGAGGTCTTGGAAAAGTTAAAGACAGCCGGGAATTTTTTATTGGTACAGATGGATTTGTGCGTGACGGGTTCATTGACCGATTGAAAGAAAGGGCAATGAGTATTTTAAAACGTGAAATATCCGTAAGGGAAGATTCGTTATTTCCTTTCATGTGCTGCATCGACGATGAAGATGAAATGCACGATATGAAGATGTGGCAAAAGGCAAATCCAATGTTTCATCCACCATTGTCTGACTACGCAAAAACACTGTACAAAAAAGTATTGAAACAGTATCGCAAACTTCAAAATGACTCATCAGGTTACGAAAACTTCATTACAAAGCGTATGAATTTACCGAAAGTTGATTTAGAAAAGTCGGTAACATCTTGGGAGAAAATCGAAGCTACCAATCAAGAATACGATTTGGAAGAATTAAAAAAACGCGAATGTATTGGTTGTGTCGATTATGCTTCTATCCGGGACTTTGTAGCGAATGGGTTGTTGTTCGTGGAAGGTGATAAATTTATCTTACCGGTTGAATTAACACATTCATTTGTGTGTAAACCATTTGCTGATAAGCACTATGCTTATAGTGGTAATAAAGCGGAAGGTAACAATAAAAAGGACCATCGTAAATTCGCGCCAATCAAGGAATGGGAACAGCAAGGATATTTAACAGTCCTCCACAAGGATACGATGGATCCTCATTTAATTGTTAAATGGTTTGTTGATAAACGCAACGAAGGTTGGAATATTATTAAGATTGTGGGTGATAATTTCCGAATGGAGATCTTAAGACCCCTATTTGAAGCAGAAGGTTTTGAAGTTGAAGTCATACGAAATCCAGATGCAGCAAGTGCGTTATTGGCACCAAAGATTGAATTAGCATTCGACAATCATAATGTTATTTTTGGCGATAATCCAGTAATGCGGTGGTATACAAACAATGTTTTGGTAGTTATTGATAGTAAGGGGAATAAATTATATCGCAAAAAAGAGCCTGTTAAACGCAAAACGGATGGTTTTATGATGTTCCTGTATGGTGTGTGGGGCTCTAGAGATTTAGAGGATACAGATGTCTCAGATACATTAGATGTATTGGATGCATTAAATTTCTAAAGGAGGTGAGGAAAATAAAGTGGGGTTCATAGACTCAGTATTAAAACGCAACAGTGAGCTTGAATGGTTATTTGATTTAGACCTAACCGAGGAAACATCACAACGTGCTTATTTGAAAAAGATTGCTTTGGAAACTTGTATAAATTTTATCGGTAGAACAATTAGCCAGTCTGATTTTCGCTTTATGAAAAACGGAAAACGACAATTAGACGATTGGCATTATTTATTAAATGTTCGACCGAATACAGACCAATCTGCTGCAGACTTTTGGCAAAAATTCGTTTATGAGTTGATCAATGAAAATGAAGTATTGGTTGTCCTAACAGATAACAATGATTTATTAATTGCTGATGATTTTACCCGAAATGAGTATGCTGTTTATCCTGATATTTTTACTGAGGTTGTAGTGAAAGATTATACTTTCAAGCGGTCATTTAAAATGGATGAAGTTATTTATTTAACCTATAACAGTGAGAAACTCTCAAAGTTTATGGAAGGCATGTTTGATGATTATGCAAGTCTTTATAATCGAATGATTGAAACGATGATGCTTAGTAATCAAGTTCGAGGAATTGTAGAAGTTGATTCAACACAATCGTTAGATAAAGAAAAAACATCTAAATTACAAAAATTTATCGATGATTTGTATAACTCTTTTAGAAAAAATGTCGTAGCACTTGTCCCAAAATTAAAAGGTTTTAATTATACGGAGGTTTCTAAAGGTGATGCCAACGGAAAGTCCATCGATGAGATTATTAAACTTAAAAAATCTTTAATTGATGATGTTGCAGATATTCTTGGTATTCCAAAAGCGTTGGTACATGGAGACCTATCGGATTATGAAACTAGTATTAAAGCTTATGTGAAATTTTGTATTGGTCCACTAGTTAAAAAAATTAGTGATGAACTTAATACAAAATTACTTGATAAAAAAGATTATTTGAATGGATCTCGGATTGATGTTAAAGGAGTAACCGAAAAGGATCTAATTGAAAATGCTGAAGCAGTAGATAAGCTAGTTGCTTCAGGTGCATTTACTCGAAATGAGGTGAGAGAACTGTTTGGTGCAGAACACTCAGATGATCCAGAACTGGACAAGTTTGTTATCACGAAAAATTATCAATCTGCTGGTTCCGTTGAAGGAGGTGATAATGGATGAAGCATAAAATTAAAGGTGATATCATCAGCTGGAACTCAAGTATTTGGGACTTTAATTACAAAATGAAATCAATTAAAGAGGACGAGGATATTGAGTTAGAAATTAACTCGTATGGTGGCGATGTATTTGCTGGTATTGACATCATGAATACATTACGGGGTCACAAAGGCAATGTCACTATTACTATAACCGGTATTGCTGCCAGTGCTGCCTCTATCATATGCATGGGTGCTGATACCATTAAGGCTTATAGTAATACTCAATTGATGTTACACAATGCCTGGACTTATGCGATGGGGAATGCTAAAGAGTTACGAAAGGTTGCAGATGATTTAGAAAGCATTAACGAATCTGTATTAGCATCTTATACGCACAGAATTGACGAAAATAAGGCGAAAGAACTGTTAGATAACGAAACATACCTGTCAGCTAAAAAAGCGCTAGAATTAGGTTTAATTGATGAAATTGTGGATGCTAAAGCTGAAGAAGTAGAATCAGAGATTTTCCAAGATAAAGCGAAAAAGTTTAATAATAGTATTCAACAACAAAGAAGTAATTCATCGCAAGATATTGAAAAAATTGTGGAAATGGTGGTAGCAAAGATTACCCCTCAAATTCAACAACAAAATAATCAAACCAATGAACCCCCTGCACAGGTTGCAGCGCAAAAGCGTAAAGGGTTCATTTTTTAATTATTATAAAATTGGAGGAATGAAAGAATGGTTTTAAAATTAAACAATCACACTGAAACTTACGAAAATGCGAAGAAAAATTATGCTGAAGTGGTGAAAAATGAAAGTTCTACTCCAGAGCAAGTGGAAGCAGCTTGGAATGAAATGCAAGATGCTTTAGTAGACTCTTTGACTACACAAATCACAGAACGTGTGGCTAATAAAAATACCGATCAATCAGTATTAGCTGCTCGTGGTGCTAATGTATTAACTTCAGAAGAACGAAAATTCTTTAACGAAGTAACCCGTTCTGGAGGTTTTGAATCTGAAACAGTATTACCGTATACAACAGTAGACCGTATTTTTGAAGATTTAACTTCAGAACACCCCTTATTATCAATTATTAACTTTACAAATCTGGGCACTGTTAAAGCTGAGATAATTACATCTGAAAAATCTGGTGCGTTTGCTTGGGGGCCAGTGTTTAGTGAAATTCGTAGTCAATTAGATGCTGCATTCAAAAAAGAAACATTCGATCAGTCTAAACTTACTGCGTTTGTTGTACTTGCAAAAGACCTAGATAAATTCGGTCCTGAATGGGTTGAAGCTTATGTACGTACACAAATTACAGAAACATATGCAGTTGCTTTAGAACAAGGCATTATTCTTGGTGCCGGACCAACAAAATACGAGCCAATTGGATTAATTCGCGACCTAAAAAAACCTGTGGATCCAACAAACGGCCATGCAAAGAAAGATGTTGCAGGAGATTTAACTTTTGCTGATGCTAAAACGTCAATTGAAGAAATTGGTGGTGTTTGTAAAACACTTTCACAGACAGAAAAAGGCAAATCAATCAGTGTTGGTGGAAAAGTGTATTTCTTATTAAACCCAATGGATGCTTGGGATGTGAAGATTAATTTCACCATTCAAAATTCACTTGGCGCATATATTACAGCTTTACCATTTAATGTACAAATTGTTGAATCAGAATTCGCAACAAAAGGTGAATTAGTTGCATTCGTCCGTGATCGTTACGATGCTTATTTAGCTGGTGGCGTATCGGTTAGTAAATTCGATCAAACTTTAGCAATTGAAGATGCTAACCTTTACACGGCAAAAGGCTTTGCTTTTGGTAAGGCAAAAGACAATAATGCTGTGCAAATTTACTCATTAAATGTAACAGGAACAGAGCCATCCGGAGTATAAATTGGAGGTGATGTAATTGAGCATCACTATCACAGATGAACTCTTGAAAGAATTTAAAGATCGAATGCATATATCCCACACCAGTGAGGACGACAATTTAAAACGATTGTTGTCCTTTTCTGCTATTGCAATAAAATCCAGTTGTGGAGAGTTTGATATATATGGAGAAAAGGATACAGATGTACGAGGAAAAGAATTGGTTTTTGAACGAACCCGATATGTCTATAATGACGCGCTAGAATACTTTGAAGATAATTTTCTTAGTCAAATAACGAGTCTTGGAATATCGCTAATTCCGGAGAGTGATGAAGATGCAACCATTTAGTTATAAACCGCCACGAGTTAATACAGGAGAGTTACGAACTCCCGTTGTTTTTTATCAATTTTCCCCTAATGATGGACCAGAACCAGGGGAAGCAGAAAAGAAAGTCTTATATAATGCTTGGGCTAAAGTTGATAGTGTGTGGTTAAAAGATTTAGAGACTGCTAAATCGAACGGAACATTAACGGATTTAACTATTACGATTAGGGATCCACAGAATGATTACTTTCCAACCAATAAGCATTATTTATCTATTGACCATCCTATGTATAGGGATAAACGGTACAATATCAAAGGTGTTCAACCGGATCTGCAGAATAAAGATTTTATAACAATTGTTGCGGGATTATCGGAACAATGAGTGTAACGATAAGAGGAAATAAGGAATTAATGGCTGAATTGGAACGCAGATTAGGTAGAGCTGCCATGCAACGAATTAGCGATAGGGCTTTACAACGTGGAGCAGAAGTTTTTGTAAATGAATTAAAACGTCAATTTGAGACATTTAGAGATACTGGAGAATCAATAAAGGAGATCACTGTTTCGGAACCGATGTGGATTGGGAAAGTCAGGACAATAAAAGTATATTGGAAAGGTCCCAAAGACCGTTATCGAATTATCCATTTGAATGAGTGGGGAACTGTTACCAATCCTAATCCTAGGGGGAAAGGTGCGATCGCCAGGGCAATGCGGAATTGTGAAAGAGCGTATCGTGAAGCCATAAGACAAGCTATAAGGGAGGGATTATGATGGATGTTCTTCAATTAATATATAATGCGTTGATTGCTGATGCATATATCAAAAAACAGGCATATGGACGTATTAAATATTATGAATATCCAGAAACAGGAGATGTAACAGCACCGTATATCATTATTGATCCGATAGATTCTCCTAATCCCTCTGATTTTGCAGATAATACTTGGTTGAAATATGATTGTCTTTTTCAAATCGATGTGTGGTCACCTAATCGAATAACGACTTATACCATAGCGGATAAAATTCGTGATGTGATGTGGAATCAATTTGGTTTCGCGCAAAAAAGCGGACCTCAAGAATATGATACAGGCATTTATCGAGATGCCAGACGTTATAAAGGGAAAATATATCGGGATGATTTAGACGGCTTATAGGCTGTCTTTTTATTTTATTTAAGGAGTGATTAAATTGCCAGAAATCGAAAAAAGTTATAAATCCTCCACAGGTGTAGAGGAATTTTACTATGCCCTTTTATTAAGCGAAACGGATACAACATTTACAACTGGTGAAATTTCAAGAGTTAAGTTCTTACAAAACATTGAAGTGGAAATACCACAAGAAGCTGTACGTGCTTATGGTGATAACCGAACAGCAGAAATTGCCGTTTCTGGTGGCGATGTATCGGTGACGACTCAATTTCACAAGGTGCCAATTGAAGATAAAAATGTCATCTTTGGTCTAGAAACTGCCGATGGTATTTCCTCCATGGGAAGTGAAGACAATCCACCTTATCTGGCGGTAATCTTTGCTAAAACCTTTGAGGATGGTTCAAAAGAATGGGTTGGGTTGACTAAAGGGATGTTTATGCGTTCTAAAATCTCCGGCAAAACAAAAGAAGATAAAACAGAATTTAATCCAGAAGAAGTAACTGGCGAATTCATGGATCGCTTTGTCGAGGGATTTTCAAAACCGAAATCTGTTTTATTTGCTGCGGATAAAAAAGGGGAAACCACAAACCGAGATGCGTTATTCATGAAAATCTTTGGTAAAACTTATCCTGGTGTCGTACAGGAACCAACAGGGGTGTAATAAATGGCCAAAAAGAAATATGAAGTAATTCATGATTTTAAAGATTTGCAAGACAAGGATAAGATTTATCGTGTTGGCGATACCTATCCACAGCCTATAAATAAAAAAGTGGAAGAGAAACGGTTGGAAGAACTTTTATCGTCCTCAAATAAATTAGGAAAACCAGTGATTAAAGAAATAGAGTAGGTGTTGCAACCTACTCTTTTTTATTTCAGAAGGGAGCTTTATATATGGCGAATTTAAAGCGAAATATGATTGAGTTAGTGAAAGAAGTAAAAGAAGGCGAGATTGTCACTGAAAAGTTTTTAACCCCAATTTTTATTCCCCTTTCAGTGGTGTACGAAGCCATTGACATAATAGATGAGACAGAAAATATATCAGAACGCGAACTAATTGATAAATTGCTAGATTTTGTAACGAACCGAATCTATAACAAGCAATTTACAAAAGATGATTTAATCAATGGTTTACATGCACCGAACGCTATGGAAACATTGATGGAGCAAGTGACTTTTATTGCTCAGGGTCAACAAAACGAAGAGACAAAAAAGTTCCTGGCGAAGAAGAGTTAACGGATGAGGACTTTTCACCAGCCAAGCAGAAGGAATATATGGATAAGCTCATCCTTTCTCTAATGGAAGATGGGAAGGATATCAATGAAATATTAAATATGCCTTTCCACTTCTTAATGGATATTTTGAGAGAGAAAAATAAACCAAAATATGAAAAATCCTTAATTGCCGCATTTGGTGGTTAAGGATTTTCGTTTTGAGAAGGGAGGGAGAAATTGTGGAGGATAGAATCGAAGGTTTATCGATAGGTCTTGACCTGGATCAAACGGCACTTGAACGAGGTTTAACAGGATTAAAGGATAAATTAAAAATTGTAAATGCCGAAATGAGGGCAAATTTATCTGCATTTGACCGAGCAGATAGATCGATTGATCGGTATCAAACTCAATTAAATGGACTTAATAGAAAGTTGGAAGTACAAAAAGAAATTGTTAAACAAGCTCGTTCCCAATACGAAAGAATGGTACAAGAGCATGGAGAAGGGTCCAGAGAAGCAGATAAAGCAGCTAGAAGTTATCTGAATGAAGTAACTGCATTAAACAATTTAAATCGAAATATAGCACGTACACAGCGAGAATTAGAGCAGTTAAGAAGAGAACAAACCCAATCTAGATCAAGTCTTAGTAAATTTAGGTCTCATATTACTTCTACAGGCAAAAGTTTAACTGATATCAGTTCTAAATTAATGAAATTCGGAAAATCCATGACATTATATGCTGCTGCTCCTATAGCCGCGGCACTTGGCATTAGTGCTAAATTTTCTGCTGAAATGAAAGAAGTGCAAGGTCAAATTCAAGCCATGACTGGAGTTTCGGCTAAGGAAGCAAGGAAACAAGGGAAAATTGTTGGACAAGTATGGGCGGATGGTTTTGGGGAAAGCATCGATGAAGTTAAGGATGCGGTTATTAAAATTAAACAGAACTTGCAAGGTATTGATGATAGCGAGTTAAAAGGTGTCACAGAGAAAGCCATGACCTTAACCAAGATAACCGGTGCGGACCTTGATGAATCCCTTCGTGGGGTTAACAGTTTAATGGTTAACTTTAAAATGTCAGCTAATGAGGCTTTTGACTATATGGTGAAAGGGGCACAGAGGGGACTAAATAAAAGCCATGAGTTAGAGGATAACATTGCAGAATATGGACAATTATGGGCACAGAATGGCTTTTCTGCTAAAGAGATGTTTTCCATCCTTGAAAATGGATTGAAAACGGGTGCTTATAATTTTGATAAGGTCAATGATTTTGTGAAGGAATTTGGTATTTCTCTTAATGATGGCCGATTTTCCCAAAATATTAAAAGCTTTTCATCTGAAACTCAGAAATTATTTAATCAATATAAAGCCGGAAAAGCCACTACAAAAGATGTTTTTAACTCTGCTATAAATGACCTAAAGGGTATGAAAAGCGAGCAGCAAAAGCTTACTGTTGCTTCCACAGTGTGGTCAGCACTTGGTGAAGACAATGCGATGAAAGTAATAGAATCATTAAATAATACAAATCATGCCTATGACAATGTAACTGGTGCCACAAAAAAAGCAAGTAAAGCATTAACAAATACACCAATCAACCAGTGGAAACAGTCCTGGCGTGAATTTCAAAATATGCTAAAACCAACGGGAGACAAACTATTAAATATTGGATCTAAAATCCTCCCTAAAGTAACTGGAAGCCTAAAAGCATTTAAACAGATGTTTA